GTTTCCCAGTCACGATCACTGCGAATTTGGCTAGGGGTGAGTCTAACCTGTCTTTTCCCACTGCGCCCAGTTGATTGTCTACTAGCAGACGCATCCGTCTGGGCTGGACGGCGTGTCTGTTTTTCAAACTTGTGCGGAAACTCTTCAGAGACTCTCCGATCCAGTTCATTGTAATAGTCATCTGACTGCGGGTCAAACCCTTCTTCTTCAACTAATCTTTTGTGTATCCCAAAAGCAGCATAAGTCATAGCTTCGTCCTGACCAAACCAATCATTTTTGACAGCCCATTGCTCGGCCTTGGGATCTGGTCTCTTGGGTTCAGGCTGTTGCTGCGGCATCGGTTGATTAACCTGCGCCTGTTGCTGTGCTTCAACCTGTTTCTGATATCGCTCTTGCTGAATCTTGGCCTGTTGTGCGCGATCATTCTGTATCGCTAATTCAGTTAATTGTTGCTGTGCTTCAACTGCGGCCTTCGTGTCACCGACTTCCATAGCTCTAGCCATTGCATCTTGGGCTTGCTTTTGCTGAGTAGTAACACGATTGCTAAACTCGTTAACATAATTGGTATCGAGATTATTCATGCGAGTTTTCAGTTGTTGAGACTCTGCTTGAACTTGTTTGGCATAGTTAACCGCTTCAACTTCTCGTCTTTCCGCCTCTCGCATTTTCTTGGTAAGGCGATTAATTCTTTTTTGTGTCGCGGTATCCGCTTTATCAAACTGATCTTCGGTGGTCGCCTCAACGCCTTCTTCTTCGTTTTTTGACTCTACCTCGACTACCGTTTCTTTATCGTCCAATTCCAACTCTACCTGATTTGCTGTTTCAATATTCATGAGTCACCTTTAATAATGTTTGACATCTTCTGGATCTGAAATACGTGCAAGAATCTCATCATCATTTAAAATTCTTACCTCCCCGCCGTCTATCGAAAACCTAGATCCTGCGTAACGGGCAAACATAACCCAGTCTTTCTCCTCGCACCAAGGTCCACCAGGAAACTTTTCCGGATCTCTATATGCTAACGGTCCAACTTTCAACACGTAGCCTACTTGAGTAGAAACAAACTGTTGTTGAACCATTTCATCCGGTAAATGTATCCCCCCACTTGTCTTCCCCACGCCACGATATGGAAGAATTAAAATCCTCCATCCCGTAGGCGTAGGTAGTCTTTCAAGTAAAGAACCGCCAATATTTTCAGGCCGGAGATAAGGTTTGGTTTCGTAAGCGTCTTCTAGGTTTTGTGATTCGCTTTCGATCTGAAAGTTTGCGTTGGGTGCGGCAGAAAGATCAATTTCTGTCTTACTCATGACGTTGCTCCTGTTTCTCTAGCAGGTGTTTTAATTCCTGATCCACATGATTCAGGGCTTCTAAATTGCCCATAAGCTCACGATAATGCTCCATAGACTTGACGTTACCATAAATCATAGCGTCGATAACGGCTTGTCGTCTTTCTCTTGTAATCTGATACACCATCGAAGTGGTGTGTATTTCAATCATTCTTATAAATCTATATATTGTCTTGGATAATCGGATTTTATCCGATTTAATCTTATATATGCAATAGATTTATACGACAGTCCAGTCCTTTCCTTCCCAAAGTAATGCTTCTGCTTTCCTGCGTCGCACTAAACCGTCTAAAACTTTGCCGTCAGCCCTATTCCATCTTCTAATTTGATAAGGAATATCAGCGCGGCTGCTATCAGTATTATCATTGATACGAACAAGGAGAGTAGATTCCCGAAGGTTAGTTCCACCAAGATTGTATACCCAAGATACGAGCGCATCAAATTCATTTTGTTTGAGAGAGACATTAACGTGCTTGTGTACTGCCTTTTCAAATTCAAACAGGTCATCCTCCAGAAAAGCATCAGCCTCGTCTTGCGTACAGGTATCTCCCTCCTTAACTCCTTTAGTTGTTCCCCAGCCGATTGTCCAAACTGACGCGCTGCATTGGTAAGCCTCCAGCTTGCATCCTTCAAATTTTTTAATGAGAGCAACACCTTCTCCGCTAGTCTTCATTTTTACCAGCGTTTAATGCAGCGGACACATTAATATACGCTTCGTTCTTATCAGGCGTAGATTTGTCATCTGCTATGTAACGTCCTTTGTTGTCTCGCGCACGAACACGTTTGAACTCGCGCCCAAAAAATAATTTTAAATGTTTTTCATAAAGCCAGCCAATCATCTTTCCCTTGAAACCCCCTGTACTTTTTCGACACTTCTCATAGCACCTAACCCTAACATGCCCATCAAAACCGGCATCATCGTGCTAGTGTCTATTAATGGTACTACAATGTCCGACGCAGCTAAAGCCAAACCAAAATTAGCAAATGGAATTAAAATGTAGTTTGAGGACATGCCCAAAACGCAAACCCACCCGACAGCCGGTCTCCAGCCCGCGACAAACATAGATTTTGAGGCCGCTTCGACCTTATTTACTTCCAATTGGCCTTTTGCAAGTTCTTGAGCATGACGCTCTGCCATTGTACTTATTTCGTGAGCCAAAGCATTCTTTGTGTCTTTGTCTTCTATAAATTTATCAAGTAATCCAGCAACAGGACCAATTAATGCTTGCAACATGTTACTCTCCTTTACCCGCGTTTAAAAACTCCATAACCGCCATCAACATCGAAAAGACACTAGCAACAGCCCCCATCATGTACTTGAACCATGTTACAACTTGAGACATGGTTGCATTTTCCAGTTGTTTTTTTTGCCTAGCTTGTCTAATGCGTTCTCGTTTGCATTCTTTTTGAAACTCTAAAAAATCTTCCCATAATCCAGGCCGACCCGCTAATTTCATGGTTGTTCTTAGTTCTGCTTCTTTTTCTCTTAGTTTTTCCAATTCCATGAAATTTTGGAGAGCCGAGCCGCGACCTTTCTTATTTGATCGCCTAGCCAAAACCGACTTGTTATTAAAATAATTTGCACACGAATCTGCACAATGAGAAAGGTCTTTTCCATGTTTAACGGACTGCAACATGATATCAATTGCTTTGTTCGCTGCTGCAATTTCTTCAAGCACTTCATCGTCTACTCATAAAAGCGGTGGCACCAAAATACGCTGCTACTATAGATGCTTGGGCGATATAAAACAAACCAAGCAAATCAGAAAGTGCCTTGACCCTGCTATCTGGCATCATTGGAAGCATAAGAAAAACAGAAAACAAAACCATAGAAATCATGGCCACCCAAGCCATATTTCTTTGGGAATCTGCTTTTTCTTCACGGAGTTCTAATTCAACAAGTTGCTGATGACGTTCCAGTTCTTCGTCTGTTACTTCACCATCGCCATCAAGATCATACTTGGCATACTTACTGGTTCGCTGTAATCTTTTTTGCGTAGCCATCTATCTCTTCCTTGTTCGGATCGACGAAAGCAGGTTTGCAAAAAGCCAGTGCTGGCTTGTAATTCTCTTCTCTTTTGGTCAAAATTTTGGCTATGGTAACGCATTGCTTTTGGTTCATGTAATAACCCGCAACCCGTTCAGGAAGTTCAGGTGAAAGTTGCACCATTAAAGCAAAAGCAATTATTTCCATTCAACCAATCCATTTAAAGGCCGCCATCACACTTATAATAAACGGATACATTGTCCATAACATTAGCTCTAATTTATCAAATCTTTTAGAACCGGACTCAAGACGCTGTTCTATACTTGAATATCGAAGCGCACATTCCTTTTCGTGAACTTCGATCCGTGCAATAGCGTCTTTGACGGTAGGCATATTAGTCCGTTGTAGACCGTCTTTGATTTTGTTGGAGAAGGTTGAGAATAACTTTTGTATCTGCTTTAACATCTGACAAGTCTTCTGCGGTGTTTTGTTGGATAATTTCAGAACGTGTCATCTGATTTTGCAGTTGGTTTACCTCATCTTCAATCTCATCGACTTGTTCACTAAGTTCACTGATGTCCTCTGCGTTTTCTTGAGATTGCGCTTCAAGCGTGGTATAGCTTGCTATCAAACCTGCGCCGACTAACAAAGCAGGAGCAAGATTCATGAGACTAGATAACTTTATTTCCATAATTCCTCCTACCATTTAACCTTGTGAGACCAATACCTTGCAGACAGCTTTGAAGGATTTGGATCCTGTGCATTATGCCTTGCATAATACGACTTTCGTCGTGCTTTGTCTTTTTTGCTCTTTGGGTTCTTACCCGCGCCTCGCACACCTTGCTGACCAAACCTGATTGTCTTTACTTTGTCGCCGTGTTTTGCAACCACGACATGACTTTTTGTCGGATGACTGGGTGTTCTTTTAGGTTTGTTATACCCCTCTACACCTGCACGAGCCAACCTTGGGTCTTTTTTCTTGCTCATGACTGAACAAAAGAACCTATACCCTGTTGAAACGGATTCACAGGCGGAGCCGCGACCTGATTAATCGGAGGACTTGGCGCATAAGGAATAGGCTGGAAAAAAGTTGTGTTGCCCAAACCTGCTGTATTTGGCAGTACGTCCTGTTGAGCCTGATACATAACCCCAAATCGATCTGTTACATCACCGGCCTGAAAAGACATATTGGGATCATAGGCCGCTGGTTTTGGCGCAAAAGGATTTT